TTCATCATCAATCACACTGATTGTGGTAGATCGACACCACGGATGCATCGGCGGATAGTTCTTTCCTGCCTGCCTTTGCGATACCAGAAACGTCTTTCCATCCAGCTCACGGCATATCTTACTGGTTCGCAAGTCCAACGTAGCAACATACCGGTATTTCTGTATGTCACACTCTTCATAAGCCTGAGCTGTCAGCTCTCCAGAAAGGAAACAGCTTTCCGTCCTGATCAGTCGTCTTGCCTTGATTGCTCCACCGCCAAACTTCTCTGTGATGACTGCTGCCGTTTCACGGTCTGTCCTGCCAGTCAGAAGACTCACCAGCAATTCATCTTTGACCGTTTTTGCAAGATCATCCGTATTCTTCCAGATTCTGTTCGAATAATGTTTCCCTGACCAGTTCATCCGCAATGCTCGGTCAACCTGTTTCTGGTCTACATGTGAAAAGCTGAATCCCACGCCCGTTCTGCATTGTGTATTGTATATCGTTTTGTAATAAGCATTTCCCGCAAGCTGTTCAAAAAAACTTGTATCAAACTGCTGTTCCTGCTGATATACATTTTTCATAACCGCATCTACCTGCTGCAGAAGATCCTGAAGGCGTTCAATCCGAACTCTGTATGCCGAGCTTCCAGTTCTTTTATCAGTTCCTGCTTATTCTCTCCTGAATTCTTATTTTTCAGTTCCAGAAGCAGCATCTCAATAGAATCATTATCCTGCATACGGTTCAGCAGATTCCATGCTTCTGTCTGGGACAGTTTGTGCTTTGTCATATACTTTTCGAATATGTCCTGTGCGGCAAATACAATCTGAGAAGATGCTGATCTGTATACTCTTGCAACCAGATCTGCAGTTGCTTCTGCATCCTCCATCTGCTCATACATGTCCCATGCCGCACGGTTTTCCCAATAATCACTCATCTACATCTTTCTCTTCTGTATTCTTTGAGTTGTCTTCTGGATTCGGTATTTTATCCGGTGGGGTATTGATCTGCATTCCAAACATTTCCTGCTGACGTTTGAGGTTTTCTTCTGTTTCTTTCTCAACTGCTGCCAGTTCATCATCTACGTTCTGGACAAACGGTACCTGCGAAAGCAATGTTTTCCTGCTGACCTTTCCCCATAGATTTGATACGATCTGTGAGATTTCAAGCAGATTTTTCGGAAGTGCTCTGGTAAATGTCATGGTAATTCCTGTTGGATCTACCTGTTTTCCCTGCAGTGAAAGAAAATTGCAAAAGATCTTAATTCTCTTTCTGAGCCCTTTGCGATAATATCTGGTTTTGATCTTTGTAATATTTTCCATACCAAGAAGTTTGAACTCCATGGCCACACCAGATACATTACCTCCGAAGCTTTCATCTGTCATACATGGGATATGCGAAAACTTGTGAATATCCTGCTCAATGGCCTTTTTCAGGATCTCCACTCCAGATTCGTCAAATGTCCTTGTCAGGTATTCCGCTTTTGCTCCATCCGGAACTTCCAGAACTTTCCTCTTTTTTAGCTGTTTTATAGCCGCTTCCATGCCATCTTTCTTTTCACCATTTTCATCTTCGATCTCATCATCTGCGAGTAATGTACCGTAAATGGCAAGGATTGCATCAATGAACTGTTCCTTGTCTGTGACACGGTCGCTCATCAGTGCATTGTATGCATCAATCAGCGGAATCTGCAGTTCAAAATCACCGATGGCCAGCTTATTATTCAAATACTCAATAATGGGAATTTCTCCCATGTAGTGAGGTGCAGGCTTTTCCGTAGTCTCTTGCAAAATGGTTTTGTCGTTCTGAATAGCCAGTTCGTATTTATAGTTTGGAGTCAACACCGTGGCCATATAACGATCTGGTTTTGTATTCGCATCATCTTTTTTGACATAATAATAGACAGCAAAAAGTTCGTTCTCCTCAATGCTGTCGTCCTTTACCATGAAGGTATTTTCTGCTGATACATTCTTTACGCTCAAACAGGTTTCATTTTCTTTTACATAAATATATTCATAAGTAAGTCCATAAATAGAAAGCTCCAATCCGTTGTCACCATCTACTTCATCAGCTCCAGCTATTTCCAGTGCATCCGTTAGCGCTGTAATGTCACTTTCTGACTTATACGACACAGGATTTCCAATAAAATAGCTACTTGCTGTATCCGAAATGTCCCTCGCATGATTACATACAAGTTTATTCTCTCTGTTCTTGTCATTCAGAATATCGTGTTTTCCTTCGTAATAAGCCATGTTCCTTTTCAAGCGATCCACCTTACTGATATGACTGCTGATCAGCTTTCGAAGCATCTGTTTATTCGGATTCAGTTCATCAAATTCTTCGCGCGGTATCGTAAATGTATACATCTCTATCACCTCCTGACTTCTTTCAGTCTTGCCACTTTATGACCTAAAATTGTACTTGCAAAATAGCGTGTTGAATCCATGCTGTGATCGTGCTGCTTGACAGGTTTGTCTTCACCGCGTTCAACTGCTTTCTCATCCCAGATGTAAGAAGCAAATTCTTTGATCGTTTCTACACAGGAAGAAGCAAAAACAAGCTTTTCCAGATTCAGAAGCATCCCAACCAGTCTGATACCATCCAGGACATCATTGTTTGCTTTCAAAACTTTGTATCCTCTCTTCCGAAGTTCTGCAATAAAAGAAGCGGCCGATGGATCCACGATGATTGCTTTAATCTTCGTCCCATCAAGCCACTCTTTCAAGTCGTCTGCATATTCTGAATCTGTCTTTTGTTTGCCGTTATCTCTTCCGGAATAGTAGTACTCACGAATGCAGTACCACTTACCATCTTTTCCTTTGTTCCAGAATAAAAACACTGTAGCGTTCTGCGTACCATAGTCACAGGATACATATCTATTTCCATTTATGAGTATCTGAAAGAAATCTTTGATATCTCGAACATGCCTGGCATCATCGAACATATCATAGATAATCCCCTCAGCGGCTGCCCATAATCCCATGATGTAACGTTTAAAGAACACTCCTACGTACATGCTTCGGTATCTGGCCTTGATTTCCTCATCCAGAGACAGATTGTCATCCATTGTGAAATGCAGATACAGAATGTTCTTCTCTGCACATTTATCTATCCAATTAACCTTGAACCAATGATATGGTCCATCAGGGTTGCAGTTAAACCAAAATTTAGAACCTTTTACAGAGCATCGTCCAGTAGCCTGGTTAACGAACGACTCTGGCATCAGTGCAACTTCATCGAAGAACACACCGGCAAGAGTAATCCCCTGGATAAGGTCCTGTGATCTCTCATCCTTGCCGCCAAAGATGTAGAAGTAGTTTTCCTTTCCATCTTTTCGGATCGTTAACAGGTTATCAGCTCTGTGATCAGTTACGGAATACCCTCTGGAACGGAGCATCAGTTTTAGCCAGAACAGAACATTTCGTCTGAAGGAACCGATGGTCTTTCCACACATTGCAAAGTTGTTGCCAGAAAACGAATTCATAGCCCACATTACAAATGACAGTGACATGCTGATTGTCTTTCCTGATCGGATAGCTCCATCAGCTATAATTCCATCTTTGCTGTGTACCGGTGATTCTTTGCACCA